AGCCCTGCGTTGATTTCCACCATGACCGTGATGCTGTAAGGGAGCACGTCCCGCGGTGACATGTGCCGCAGCACCCATTTGGCTGTCAGATCCGGCTCTCCGCCCTCCTCCTCAAGCCCCGCGTTGCCCAGGATCGCGATCAGTTTCCCGAGCTTTTCCATCCGTTCCGGATCGGTGCCGACTTCAAACCGCCAGCTTTCCGGATCGTTTTCGTCCGCCAGATGCAGGCCGAACACCTCGTCCCGCAGCTGCGCCGCGGTACATCCGATCTGCTTCTGGATCTCAATCATTTCCCATGTGGAAAGGTAAAGCGGGATCGTCCGCCCGCCGATCTTGATATCTGTCATGTTCTCCTCCTCTGTCAGAAAAGAGGGACCGGGGAAAGCCCCCGGCCCCGTTTCGGTCATTAGCCGATTTTCAGCATGTCGTCGATGAACTCCTTGGCCGCTGCGATGGTGTCAAAGCTCTGGTGGAGCTGGAAGCGCAGCTTGCCAGTGCCGTCCACGTCGAGGCCCGCCGCGCGGCCCGTCAGCTGCGGATGGCCCCAGGTGATGGTGCCTTCCCGGGTCTGCGTGTTCTGCGTCTCTTCGTAGAACTTGATCTTCAGCGTGATCCACGCCTCGTACTTGTACACGCCTTCATCGCGCATCTTGCGGATGTAGCCGAATCCGCCGTAAGGGCTGTCGGTGTCGCTGACCCACTGTCCGCCGCCGGTCGTCCTGGCTTCCTCGCCGAGCACAGCCACCCGGTCCTCATCGCTGATGCCGGTGCTTTCAAAGGTCATGCTCATCTCGCTGATGCCGGTGTCCTCGTCGACGATCCTGTCGTCGCCGTAGTCCGGGTTGTTGTTGCGGGTGTAATTAATGGTCGCCGTCCGCGCCTCCATGATGACCCGGCCGGTGCCATAAACCGGCATGGAGCCTTCCGTGTGAGACGTCAGCGGCGCCCAAACGGGATACATCATCCCGACGTTCTGTCTGCCCATCTGTCATTCCCTCCGTTATCCATTTAGTTGTTTGTTCGCCGCGTCTTCCAGCATCCGCAGCACCTCGGATTCAATCCTGGCTTTCGCCTTGGCCTGCGTCCGGCTGACCGCCTTCCGGAAGAACGGCTGCTTCTGCATAAAACTGGTCCCGCTGTTGATGGCGTTGGCAATCATCGGCACAGGCTTGACAGTCTGGCCGTTCATCTCGTAGGTGGTCCGGGATTTCCGCGTCTTCCAGCTGACGGCGGCATATCCGGCATTGTTGAATCCGACGGAGGTGTCGACGCTTGTGCCGCCCTTCGTGAACTTCGCAATGCCGGCCTTGCCGGCGCCGCGCAGGATTGCCTTTTCCTCCGGGGATGGTTTTCTTTGCTGTCCGTCCTTTGCATAACGGAACAGATCTGTGGAGATTCCTTCGATCCCACTGCTGACCGCGTCAGCCATCATACCGGCGCCCTCGTACAGGGCGGCCGCAGCCACGCCTTGCGCGGCGTTTCCTAACGATCCGAGCGTCCTGCTCAGCTCGTCCATCCCTTCCGTTGAAACGTTGTAGGCCATCCGCGTCACCCTTCCACCTGGAATACCCATTCAAAATGAAAAAGGCCGGTTTCCTGTTCCCAGGTCCCGTGCCTTTCGCACCGCCAGCAGCCGTCACAGTTCGCGTTCAGCGCGGCCTCAATCTGTGCCGGATAGCCGTCTCCGCGCTTGCTGGTGGCAAACAGGTCAATGCTGCCTTCCCAGGCGCGGCCGATTTTCAGGTTGTCGCCGTAATCGGCGTCCGCCTCAAATTCCAGCGCGTAGGTGATGTAGCTGCCTTTCGGCCTCGTGTTCCAGGCGTTCTCAGCGCACGGCAGGCCGATTTCCTGCAGCGCCTCCGCCAGGTTCATGTAATCCTCAGGCATTTTCATTCACCTCCCCGGCATTTCCGTCCCAGGGCTGAATCGTCAGCAGCACGCCGTTGTATTCTCCGCCGGTCTTCCGGATCACGCGCCAGCGCTGGTCCTCATATTCGATTTCACGCTCACCGTTGTAGTCGCGCTCGTAGGGGATCAGCAGGCGCTTCTCAGGGTTCAGCCCCTGGCCGGTCGCCTGGTAGAACTCCGTCAGGCCGACGTCCATTTCCTGGATCTTCACCGTCCGCCGGATCTCCGCAGCCGGGCTTCCGGCTTCATGAGCGTCCGGGATGAAGGCAATCAGCACGCAGCTGCTCAGCTTCTGCATCCGTCATCCCTCGCTTTCCAGCGGGTAGTCCGTATAGGCGGAGCTGAGCCGCAGCGAGCCCTTCATGCTCTCATAGGCGGCGATCAGGTTCGCGTAGTTCGGCGGGTTTCCGATTCGCGCCGCGCACCAGGTCGCGATGGCTGTGATGATCAGCGCGTCCTTCACGGTGCTGGCGTCTGTAACGTCGCCTGTCTCCGTGTTCACGCTGACGCTGACCGTGCCGGGCAGGACGATCTCCGCCGTGCGCGTCAGATCCAGGGCCGCCGCGTTGATCTGCAGGGCGATCTCCCCGTCGTAGGCGTTGCCGCTGACCGGCAGCATCCCCTTCACTTCTGCAAACATCGTTTCCCTCCGTCAGTTCAGTGTCTTTCCTTCCATTCCCTGGATTTCCCCGCGGATCCGCTTTCCATCCTCCGGCCAGATGGTGACAGCGCCGACATGCCCGACGCGGGCGGTGGGCTCGCACCAAATCTGATATCCGCAGCCGGCGGCTCTCTGGCAGAATGCCAGGTCCTCGCTGGCCCGTCCGGTTGGCAAGAAAGCGGTCCCGTTCGCGTTCAGCACATCCCGCAGCGCTTCCACGGGTGTTAGCACGCAGGCAAAGCCGCACGCGCAGATCCGGAAGGTGTCCTCCGGGATGTGATCCTCGTCCAGCCGGACCACCTCGGGCACGAGCTGCATAAAGATCGTCGGCAGGAATGGATTGTGTCTCGAAATAAAGCGGCCGCAAAGGATATCGTCCGTTTTTTCGCTGATCGTCAGATCGTCCAGGATATTTTCGTCAAAAACCATATCGGCATCCAGCCACAGCACATGGCTGAAGCCGTCCTTCACTGCGTGCTTTGCCAGGTTGTCCCGGGCCGTATGCACCACCGTGCCGGAAATGATCTTGACCTCGTAGGGAATCCCGTCCGCCGTCAGCCGGCCCATCAGCCCGGTCAGGCTCTGGACAAACTCGGCCCGCATCGTGTCGTAGCACGGAATCGCGATCAGCAGCTTCCGGATCATCTGCGTCTCCTTATTTCTTCGTTCTGGTTGTCCTTTTGGCCGCGGTTTTCTTTTCCGGCGCCTCGATCTGCTCCCGGACGGTCACCGGCTCCGCAAGGCCCATGCTGAGCAGGAACGCCGCGCGCGCGGGGGCCACATCGACCACCACACCCGCGGCGCCCTTCTCGATCCGGTTAAACCGGGTCAGCTTTACCCTCATCAGGTGCTCGGAGCGGCTTCCTTGCTCAGGCGGACCAGCCGGCCGGGAGCGGTCACGGCGTGTCCGGCATAGACGCGGCCGACCAGCTTCACCAGATCACGCTCCGCCAGGGAGTAGGGATCCTCGATCAGCTTCAGGCCTTCGCCAGCAGGGAAGTTGACCTGCTCAGCGGAGAGGTCGCCGACGATGGCGTACACATCACCCGCGGAGGCGGTAGTGATCGCCGGCAGGGCGCCGGTGGTGATCACGGGCAGGCCCTGGAAGGGATCCACCGCGAAATTGCCGGCGGCATACGCTTCATGGAAAGCGACCTTCGTCAGCGGGTTGATGATCACGCACAGGTTCTGCGCTTCGTCGCTCAGGTTCGCGACAGCGGTCACGATGGTGCTCAGGCCGGGATTCTTCTGGATGGTGGGGATGCCGACGGCCGTCGCCTGGTGGGTGGTGTACGCGCAGTTCGCGATGTCGCCCACGACGTCATAGCTCAGCTTCTTCATGACCTGGTAGGCCAGTTCTTCATAGACATAGCGCAGGAAACCTTCGCCGGTGGTTTCCATCATCTCGTCGGATACGGTGATCCACTTCTTGATGTTGGCGGGCTTGATTTCCACGATGCCCAGGGTCAGGGCTTCTTCGGTGTGGGCGGTGGCGCCTTCAGCGTGCACATAGGCCGGATCGGCGGCGCGCTCGAAAGCGACCTTCACGTTTCCGGCGAAGCCGGTCTTCTTGACCCGCGCCAGGATGTTCTCATTCTCCCAGGCATGACGGACGATATCATCCACCATCGTGGGCACCGGCACCTGGCCGTTGGCGGCCGCGTTTGCGGTCAGCAGGGCGCGGAGCTCCGCGTCATCGGGCTTGCCCCGCAGTTCGGACTTCACATAGTTGGCGTACGCGTCAACGTACTCTTTGCTGCTGCGCAGTTCCTCAATCGTCATTTTCATTTCCTCCGA